GGAATATCTGGTGAGAAGTAAACATCATCATTATCAAAGTAATCTGGATTACCTATTTGATAAGCTGCAGATGTACTCTTGTTAGTTATATCATAAGGTTCAACATAAGTTGTAGAAGGAGTAGATCCAACTAGTGGATGCTTTAATTTCAATCTTACCTGAGTTCTTAAACCTACAGGAAGAGTAGAATTTGTAATTGTTTTAGCTTCTACAATTCTTAATTTAACTAAATCTCCTTCATAGAATCCAAGATATCCTGGTGTAGGAAGGTTACTTGTTACTTTACCAAGTACCCATCTAGATGCAGGAGCAGTATTAGAAACGCTAACGAAACTATCTAAAGTTGTAATTTGATCGTCATGTAATGTAGGAGAAGTAAACAAAGTATCTAAATAAATAGCTCCACCATCTCTAGCAGCAGGATTATAAGTATCCCAAAGTGAACTAGGAATACCTGCATCACCTGTTGCATTGTATAGATTATCCATAAGAAGCGTACCAGTCTCAGGTAATAAATCCATACCTGGATTAGAAGGTGAAAGGTTATCTTGAATTTCTGTACCTCCAGTTGATCCGTCTATATTCTTATAGTAAGTGTAATCTGCAAAAAGATTTTGACTATAAGAAAGGAAATTAAGATTCTTAGGAACTGAATTAATATCTGCATCTGAACCTATCTCATCTACTAAATGGTGACCAACAAGGTCAAATACTGATGAGTTATCAATAAGATCATCTAAAGCTTCTTCATTAACAGCACAGAAAATACCAGTTGTTGGTGTTTGGTTGTTAATTAGTGTCTGAATATATCTTAAAGTTCCGTTTTGATCAGTAAAGTTAGGAATGATTGTACCAGTTACTGTTAATGTAATATTTACTCCATTTAGAGATAAAAAGTTATCTATTTGTGATTTAATAAATCCTTTAGATGTAAAATATTGACTATAAACAGGATCATTAGAAAGAGCTTGATAATCTGTCCAGTTACCGCTTACTGCAATTACGTCAATAAACCAATCAGAAAGATAATCATATTGGTTCATGTAAGAAGGCACGTTATCTGGTCCAAAATATTCTCTAGCTGTAATATCAAATCCTTTTAGAGGAAATCTAGAATCTAAAGATTTTCTTACTATAATACTTACTGGATTTTGACCAAGATTAACTAAGCTAAATAGTTTTCTTGAATCTGGTTGAGCACCTGAATTGTCTTCAGTAGCTAATAAGTATGTAGTATCAGGGAACCAAAACTTCTCCTTATTATAATAAGAAGATAATAATTTATCTTGTTTTGTTAAAGGATCTGAATATCCTCCAGTAGCGTTAGCTCCATTTTGTTCCTCTGTATCCATAGAGAAAGCTCTATATCTAGCTACATCAGCTCCTGATGCGTAATCAGGATCTCCATTCTCGTCTACTGTATTATTTAAAAGTCTTAGATTAATAGCAAATATAGGTCCACTTTGTAGACATACTAAGCAAGATCTGTGGAAGAAAGATCCTTTCTTTTCCATAGTTTTATCTATTCCTCCAAATACTGATTGGAAAGTAGTGATATCCGGACAATAAACTGGCGTGTTGAAAGGACCAACGCTAGAATAACCTACCACCAATCTAATGGTAGACGGGTTAATAATAATGTTCTCACTAGCATCAAATTCCAATGTATAAACACCAGATGCTTTAAATTGGGATAAATCAAGTTTGACTTGTTTTGCCATTTTTAATTTTTATTTATATTCTAAGAAGTTATCCTTTGACTTCTTTTTCTATGTATATATCATTCTTCTTCTAAGAATCAAGGAGTCCGTTTAAGAAAGTATAGTTTGATAGATCACTAGTTTTATTTTGTGATGCTTCTGTATTTTCTGAAAGCCTCTCTTCTATCAGTTTTCTGAACTTTTCTGGGATGATGTCATATAGATCCATGACAGTTTCTTGAAAATCACCTCCATCAAAAACACAATTTATGTTAACTAGAGTCATTGCCTCGTCATCTTTTCCTATTTGACTTGAAAAACTTCCATTAGGATTTACTCCAAAATTTGCTAGTTCGTGTATTCCGTTTTTGTTTGAAGGAATTATTCTATGAGATCTGGTGTTTATTTTTAAATCGTAGCAGAACTTTTCTTTATTTTTTACAGTTAATTTAACGCCCGGCTTTAATTTGGTGCTAGCTTCTGAGTGTTTAGTATAGACAAACATTTCATCAAAGAAATCTTCAGAGTCTAATAATTTGTCCATAAGCATCTCCCCTTTATGATCTAGCTCTAGAACTATTCTTGTATTATCCACTCCCATCACTTCAACGACTAAAATTTCTAAGAAAGCTTTAAATTCGTCTATTTCTATCGTGTTAGATCTAAATATACCAACTTGTAATAGACAGAAAAAATCACTTTCATCTTCAAAGAACCTTTTGTTTCTTATTACACTGCTCGGCATTGGAGCAACTTTAAAGATATTAGCAACTGAATAGTCTCCTCCTCCCCCGCTTGCAGTATCGATTGAGATGTAGAATTTTTGTCCATCCTTTTCAAATATAGAAGCCGGGTCAAATTTTGGATGCCATAGAAGATTGGAATAATCAATAGGACTTTTTTCAAATGGAGATAATTCATGAAATAAAAACTGCTCCTCCGTATTTTTTAATCTTTTTAACGTGTTAGAATCTAGTAAAAGTCTTGAAGATGATAAAAATTGACAACCGTATTCCTGATTAAAGTCTTCTTCTGAACCTAAAGCAGCTATTTCTTTTCTTTTCCACTCCTCGTCTCTTCCTGGTACCTGCCACCATTCAACTCTTATAGGATTAAATTCATTCTCCCCTTCGACTGCTCCTTTATAAATCTCAAAGAATTTATTCATTCCATTAGGGGTTGATGTTATAATAACCCTTGCAATTTGTGATGAAGATATAGTGGGATAAACAGATTTAAAGAACTGATTTATAAAGTTAGGGTTAATATGAGCAAACTCATCCATGTATAACATATGAATCGTATAACCGATAGACGATGTTTTAGTTGTCGTCTTAGCCATTATACGGCATCCGTTATCAAACTTCATGGTCATTACGTTATAAACAACTAGACCAGGCTTTAAAAAGAAAGGTAAGCCCTTCATAATCACCTTAATCTTGTCCATTAACTCCGCTGCGGTATCTCCGATATTCGCCATAATCATGGCATTTTTTTCAAAGTTAAAAAGAAGATACCACAATAAGAATATAGATGATGTGATTGTTTTTCCTGATT